GTGATTTCGCCGCCCGATTTACGCTTGTTAGTGGGTGATAAACCACCCTACCTAAGTCACTGGTATAGCGGTACTTACACCGAATGTATAGATGAAAAAGAAGGGTGCACGGGGGTTACCTTCCTTAAGGAAAAAGCATATAAAAAACCGTAAAAAGAAAGCATGATCGGTGTAGAGCATATAAAAATAAAATATAAAAACACAAAATAGCTGAGGGCTAACTGAGATAAACTGACCATACATAAAAACCATTTAAACGTACCTGTGAGGCGTTGATAGTATCCACATGAATCTTTTATGCCATGAGACAAGCAAAAGCCTTGTAGGTATGTTTCTGTGTGCTTTTGAAAGGTTTTAAGCTGTTGTGTACATGGAAGGTTCATATGAAGTGGACAATCCCCCACTGGAACCAATGTGAGCTTGCGAACATTTGTTACATGAAAGTTAAGTGGAACTTCCCAAAAAAGCGAAGCGAAAAAAATACTGTGTCAAGAAAAACATGGAGCGTAGCGGAATGGTTTTCTGAGGCAGAAGTGGAGCGTAGCGGAATCCTGCCCACCCAACTGGAACCAATGTGAGCTTGCGAACATTTGTTACATGAAAGTTAAAATGTTTTGGGTAATATTCACCGATGTGGTTTCTGTACGAATACTAATTATTTTAGGAACTAAAATAAGTTTTCTCTCTCTTTAGGGGGTGAAGGGGGACTTTTCTCTCTCTTTTAAAATCATGTTGACAAATCATCCCTTTTCAACGATAACTAACTCATGAAAACGATCCTAATGAAGCAATTACCAACAGAACTAAACACCCTTGTTAAACGTGTAAAAGTACAAGGTGCAAAACTAGAAAGAAACTTCATTAACAATGCCGCTTTTAAAATCAAGAAAGCTGAGGATCAGCTCATACTCAACATCTTCGAACAGCCCGTTGTTAGTTTCACAAGAAAGGCAATCCGTGTACAAATGGCAAGACAAGCCACACTGGAAGCCATGGTCTATGTACAACCCTCCCGTTCCCATTACTTCAACTTGGAACAGTTTGGGGGGACAAGACACCCAAGTGCAAAAGGAAGCGGAAGTGGTAGAAATATCATCGCCCCTGCCCCCCGTGTCTCCAAAAACGTTTTGAATCAATTTGGGAATATTCCCCGTAGACTCGTTAAGCGTAAACTTGCTGATTCATCCAAATACTTTGTTGGTACACCACACAGAGGGTACGCAAAAGGAATTTATCAGAGAATGAAACGTTCCCGTCGTGGGGGTAAAAGTGGGGGGCTTAAGCCTATTGTCTTTTTTCCAAAAGCGGCTAAGTACCCAAAGAAGTTTATGTTTTACTCAACCGCTCAAGAAGTAATGAAAAACAAACGTATGAATTACGATTTGATAAACATGGGTTATATTTACTTTTCAAATTTGATTTGACAGGTTCTTGTAAATAATGCTTATATTTCAGCATGGAAAATCGGTTTTTAAAAACAACGAAGCAATTAGCGGCAATCCTTGAGATCCCTGTGGACTCCTTGCGCAATCATAGCAAGGCGGGAATGCCCAATGCAGGGAAAGACACACAAGGCCGATGTTTTTATGATCTCAAAGAAGTTTATAAATGGATTGGTAAAAACGTTTCCCGTAATTCAACCAAAGCTCGTTTCAGAGAAAACATAAAACATTACGTGCGTGGAGCAAATGCCGAAGAGTCAAAAGGCAACATGGCGGATAAGACCCGCAGTGAGATTTTAGAAACAGAGGGTTTCAGAACAGTACTAGCGAGAGCAAGGGTAGTGGAAGAAGATGCGTTTGTTGCCTACAAACAGACAAAGGACGAGATCCTTGCCCGGGAGCTTAGGAAAGTATACCAAGATTCATTGGAAGCTCGTAGAAAGGTAGAAAAAGACTATCCCGACATCATGAAGAATCTTGCTGAGTTCCGACACATAGATCAAGTGACCCAAGAATGGGGAATGGTACTCAATGCAGTATCTACCGAATTGGACAGTATACCCAAACAGCTTGCCCCTGAAGTTGCCATACTTGACGATGTTTCAGAATGCTATGCTTTACTTGATCAGGCCATACGCGAAGTAAAACAAACCCTTTTTGATTTAAAATACGAGCCGGTTAAAAATGATCTTTGACTTAGTAAGAAGGATTTTAAAACCCAAAGATAACATTGGTATAACTGATTGGGCAGAAAAGCACATCATTTTAGGGCAGAAACAACCTACAGCTTTTCATGGACGGTACAAGGGATCAAGAACACCCTATATGCGAGAAATCCACGAGCACATGGTAAACCCTTCTATAAACCACATCACTATGTGTTTTGGAGCACAGACAGGGAAAACGCTCAATGGGACAATCATTCCTGTTTTATATTATGCATGTGAAGATCCCGCACCAATGATTATCGCTTTTCCAAATGAACGTTTGGCACAATCGAGAAGCGAGAGTTCTATCATGGTTATGGTGGAGGATAGCGCATATGTTAGAGAAACTTTGCTTTCTCCAAAGAAGACAGACTTTAAGAAATTGGAATATATTTTCAAAACCTGTGTCATAAATTTAATTGGGGGTAATTCCCCTGCCAATATGTCTTCACGTCCAGCACGTATAGTTTTCATAGAAGAAGCCGACAAATTCCCTGATCAAACCAAAAAAGAAGCAAAGGCAATTAATCTGCTACGGGAACGTACAAAATCCTTTTGGAACAAAAAGACTATTGAAAACTCAACCCCTACTGTCCCCAATGCACACATGTGGCAGGCATTTTTAGATGGAACACAGCATCTTCTACATGTTCCCTGTCCTAGTTGTGGTTTGGAACAGGCTGTTGAGTTCGAGGACTTGGATTGCCCCTTGAATGGAACAGAGTATATTTCCCAAGAGGCAAAGTGGAAATGCAGAGGATGCAAAACTTTGGTTGCGGATAAGAAATTCAGAGCACAGGTTAAAAAGGCAAGATGGATTGCCACGGCAGAAGCCAAAGATCCAAAACATGTATCGTATAGGCTACCCGCTTGGTACGCCCAATGGGTTACATTTGAAGATGTTTTTTTAGAATTTAATCGTTCTAAAGATATTTCAAGTGAGCTTCAGAACTTTGTGAACTCTTGGTGCGCAAAAGCATACACCCAGAAACCTATAGAGAGCATGGATGACAATCAGATCTTACAAATACATAAAGATTTTCCATATCCGAAAAAAACAATACCTTTGGATCAGGACGCGAAGTTTATCGTTTATGCAACGGTGGATGTGCAGAAAAGTCATTTGCCATTTTCTGTGTGGGCAACTACACCCGATAAACTATTTTTAATCGATTTTGGTTCTTTGTCTGTGATTGACGATGTGGCTTTGTTAAAGAGTAATGCATACAAAGATAGGGATGGTAATGTTGTCCCCGTTCGTTTTGTGCTCTTGGACACGGGGTATAGAACAGTGGAGTGCTATCGGTTCGCAATAGGCAAGAGCTGGTTAATACCTATCAAAGGGGAGCAGGGGCGTTTAACTACTATGACACAGCCTCTCCGGGTTGAAAAGATTGTCAGTATGCCAGATGGTAGCTCCTTTGGCAAAGGTAAACAACTTTACCTCCATCATATCCATCCAAGGTTCTTCAAGGACGAACTTACAGACAGCGTAAACAACCGTGAGTCATGTTATTGTCCCATTTATTTCTGTGATGGTATTCATGTGGATGATTTTGAGTATGTGAAGCAGATCACAGGTGAAGTAGTTATGGAAGAAGAACCTGATAAATATGGTTTTGTGGCAACATTTTATAAAAAAGTTTATACAAATGATTATTTTGATGTTGCCCAATATGCTTATGCCGCTAGACATATGATGCACCAAACACTTAGTAATTTAAAAAAACAAGTTGACAACAAACAAGGAACAGCTAATGTTCTAAAAAAACAGGGAGAAGAAAATGGGTGAAATACCAAGAGTTGTACGTAGACGTAGATCTAAGAAAAAAACACAGGTAGTGGACGATAGCCCTTTGGATGAAGTATTGTCTGAACAGGTGGCGATCCCTGTAGAGAAGAAAGCACCTGCGGAACCTAAAGAAAGTGTTAAATCTTCTGCTGCCGTTTCAGTAAGTGGGCGTGTAACACGTATTTTAAATATACGTACAAACTTACGTGTGGCAGTGCTGTCAAGTACCGTTCGAGGGATTGGTGTATTAAATTGCCCTATTCCTGAAGGCGTCCGCATTGGTGACACGGTAGAAGTCACAGTAAAAGGGTAGTAGATGACCACCAATTCTGATTTGATAGCTGAATACAAAGAAGTACGCACAGGAATCTTAAATGATTTTAAAAATGGCGTATCCATAAATTCATGGAGTGTGGCCAATCAGAGTTTTACTTATTCGTCTGTTTTACAAAGACAACAGCTTTTAGATTTTATAGACAGAAAAATTAAAGAACTTTCCCCTAATGCTGGTGGGATGTTCCAATTAGCAAGGTTCGGATGAAAAACGTTGTTCTGACAGACGCAAGGGGAAATGTATCAGCTATCCGTGCCGCTGTACCGTCTAAAGATGCAAAGGTGTACAAGAGTTTGCTAAATCATCTTTCGTCTATAAATCGTCAGTCCTTTCAAGGGGCTAGAAATGACCGTTTCAATTCGGCTGTAAATTGGGGCAGTTTCACGGCAATCAATTCAACCCTTGAAAGTGAACTGACTACTTTACGTCAGAGGTCAAGACACTTTGAATGCAACAACAAATATGTGAAGGGAGCTTTAAACTCCTTTTTAAATTACATTGTTGGCACAGGTTTTTCTTTGCAGATGAGCATTTTTAAGACGCTCAAAGTAGGCGGAAAAGTAAAAAAAGAAGAACTTTCAGATTTAAACAACTACATTGAGGATATTTTCAATGATTGGTCTGTGAATGCAGGATATAGCTCAAATTCTGTGAATTATATCGGCTTGCAAGATTTAGAGGAAATGTTTTTACAGCGCCTATTGGTGGATGGGGAAGTGTTTATGCGCTTTCATTACGATACCACAAATAGGGAAGTTCCCCTAGCTGTAGAGGTTATTGACCCTAATTATATTTATTCAGGCATTACAGAACACAATGGTAATCCTGTTGTCATGGGTATTGAATTGGAAAAGACAACGGGTAAACCCTTAGCCTACTTTATTCAAAAATACCGTTTCAATGCTACAGAAGCCTACGACGTAGAAAGAGTCCCCGCTTCGGATCTTTCCCATGTGTTTAGACGTGTGTTCCCTTGGCAAGTAAGGGGTATCCCTTCTTTCAGTGTAGTAATGGATTCGGTTCTACATCTAAACCAGTATGTTGATGATCAGCTGATACGAAGCCGAATTGCTTCCATGTTCGGTCTTATTATTTCAGGTGGTGCGGGAACAAACGGGGGACTGCTAGATGATATGCTACAGGAACAAGGCGTACTAGGGGAAAACACTGTTGATGAAAACGGTTTCCCCGTTGATACAGATGGTAACATGATCAGCACACTAAAGGCGGGTATGATTGGAAAAGTTCCTGAAGGCTATGAAGTCAACACGGTGAACCCATCAGCCCCAGAACTTGAGTTCAATGATTTCATGCGCACAGGACTTACTTCTTTTGGCACAGGTATCGACGTCGGCCTTTCCTATACAGGATTAACGAGAGACACCTCAAAAACCACTTTTGCTGGCGGTAGGATGCAAGAAAACCAAGATATACAGGGATTCAAACGTTTAATCCGATTTTTTACACAGAACTTGCTTTCTCCTATCGTCCGCCGCTTTCTTTCCGTTGCTGTACTTACTGATAATCTACGCTTGCCGGATTACTTTGAAAAGCCTCTTAAATGGCAACGCCATGTGTGGATGCAATCCGGTTGGAGTCGTGGAATTAATCCCCTACAGGATGCATCAGCTTCAGAAAAACTTTTAGAAATGGGTGTCACTACAGAATTTGATGAGTGTGCACTTATGGGTAAAGATTTTGCAACCCAGGTTAAAAAATCAGGAAAAGCCAGTTTGTTGAAGCTTCAGGAATTTAAACTTCTGAAGGATGAAGCACTTAAGATGGGTCTTTCCGATGAAGAGTTTGCAAACGTAATGGGAATTGAACAAAAACAAGAGGCAACAGGTGGGGGTACGGGTGCGCAAGCTAATCCATAGAAGCACAGACAACACACTAAAGCTTTCAGCCACTCTGGATTTACAGAGAAAAGCGGGTGATGATAATACCTATTTTATGACTGTTTCTTCAGAAGAACCAGTTGTACGCTGGGGAGAGTCAGAGATTCTGCTACACACAGAGAAGGCAGTGAACAGAAACCCTCTTTTAGAGGTAGGGGCTATTTTAAAGAACCACAATCCGGACAAGATTGTGGCAAAACCAGTTTCAGCCCAAATAATTGACAGAAAGTTAGTTGTTGGGTTTGTTTTCGGTAATACTGAAGAAGCAAAACGTGCCAAAGATGAAGTTGATCAAGGACTTCTAAAGGGCGTTAGTGTAGGCGGTGTTATTGAAAAAGTAAAGTACTTCCCATCTGATGGGATTTATCAGGGCAGGGAATACAGAGAAGGAACCTACTTGGTAACAAATTGGGCAGTTAGGGAAGCCTCCTTAACACCAATCCCTGCCGATACAACTGTAGGTATAAACAGAAAACAGGAGAACACATCCATGAAAACATGGTTAAAAATGCTGAAGCGGTTTTCGATTGAAGATACCGTTTTTGAAGAAGGAAAGAATTACCAAGTAGAAGCCGATGTTTTACGTCAACTACCTAAAGATTCTTTTACATTGGTTGAGAAACCCGATGCAGTGCGTAGTTTGGATACGGAAGACAAGGCGGATATTGCTCGCGAAGCGGTTGTTTCCCCTGTTGATGTAAACCAAGCTGTTCGTCGTGGTATTGAAGCGGAACGCAAACGGATCCAGGAATGCACAGACATTGCTCGTGAATTTGATTTGTCCTCTGATGCAGTTGATGACATTATTCGTTCAGGCGGAAGTGTTAACGATGTAAAAGACTTGGCATTGAGCAATCTTGCAGAACGAAGCAAAGTAGTTTCTACGGGAACAAATGTTACCGTTACTCAGGACGGTTCTGAAAGTTTTGCCAAAGCGGCAATCAACGGTATGCTCCTCCGTAGTGGAAGATGCTCTGATGAGGAAAAAGAAACAATTCGCAAAGAGGGGGGTTCCGATTTAGCGGGTTGTTCTATGTTGCGCTTGGCAGAAAAATGCTTGGAACGTTCTAACCGCCGTGTACCTACTAATAGCATGGATCTTGCCCGTGAAGCGTTGTATACTGATCGTCCAATTCATATTGCTCGTGAATCTGAAGCTATCACAGTTGGTACTCCTGATTTCCCACTGTTACTTGCTAATTTGGCAAATAAACAGATGTTGGCGGGTTCTAAGTTGGCCGCTAATACGTGGAAAAAATGGTGTGCTAAGGGATCAGCCAATGATTTCAAAGTTATGTCAACTTATGATCTGTCACAAGCTGGTCAGCTGTTGGAAGTTCCTGAGTTTGCTGGGTATGAAGATACGCGGTTTAGTGAAACTCGTGAAACCATCCAGATAGCCACTTATGGCCGTACCTTTGGTATTTCCAGACAGGCAATCATTAATGATGACCTTAACGCTTTCACTAAGATCCCTTTCAATATGGGTCTTCGCGCAAGTTCGCTACCTAATGAATTGGCTGTTGGTATTCTGAATGGCAATGGAACGATGAGTGATAGCAATGCACTGTTCTCTTCGGCACATGCTAATTTGTCGGAAAGTACTGGTTATGCCCTCGACACCGTAGCACATGCTATTGCCGGGATTAAAAATCTTGCCAAGTTGATGATGCAACAGAAGGCATACATGAATGCTGATACTGCTGAAGTTAATTTGGGTGTAGATGTAGCCCCGTATGTAATCCTAGTCCCGACAGAGAATTACTTCAATGCTTTGTCAGCAACTAGCACGACTATTCAGGGAACGTCTACCGTCTTTACGGATTCAAATCCAGCACGCGGATTAGCCCCTGTAGTACCAGAACGTTTACTGGAAAATACAAACATTACAGGATATAGCTCAAGTGCTTATTACATTTTTGCTAATCCAATGCTTGCACCAGTAATCGAAATGGCGTTCTTGAATGGAGTGGAAACCCCATTTATGGAACAGACCGAAAACACCGGCCGTTCACCGGATGGTATTTTGTTCAAAGTGCGTTTGGATGTCGGTGGTGCTATCACTGGTTACCGTGGCGCAGTAAAAGAAAGTGGAGTGTAACCATGAAATTCAAAATGATGTTTCTTATTTTGCTGTCCTCTGTTTTAGGAGTTATGGCCGCAGATAATTATGTGCGCACAGGTGAATCGCTCAATTGGGTGAATCGCTCTGGTTCGGACGTAGCAAACGGTTCATTGATCAATATGGGTACTGGCTATGGTGTGGCTCTACAGGCTATTACTAATGGTGGTACTGGTGTTGTGAGACAGACGGGTGTATGGCGCTTTGAGATCAGTTCAACTGATGCCTTCACCAATGGTCTTCCCGCTTTTTACAGCGATGGAGAAACCGTTACCACGACCAGCACAACCAACGATTATGTTGGAATGGCTGTTTCTACGGCGACGGGTTCCACCAGTACTACGGTATATGTGGACATTCAGCTTAACGCACCTCAGATGCTTTACGCACCGTAGGAATTATGACAACTCTACCACTTCCAAATTTTAGTGCCGATCTAGGTAGAGTTGTTTCTACTTTCGGGGATACGTACACACTTGATAGCAAAGTTATTGATTGTGCCGTATCCCCCCCTTTTGATTCTGACGACGTTATGGATGTCGGGGTTTTTGAGGAATTGGATATAGAGGTTGTTGTTCTAGCCTCTACGATTACCACCGCAGGGGGAAACCCGCCGAATGTGGGTAATTATATAGTCGTAAACAGCGCAAGACAGAACATTGTGAATAGAGAGTGCTTTATTGACAGAAAACGCTTTGCGAATGGTTTCTATGTGTATACGGGTAAACTGGGAAAATAGAAAATGCTTGCTGATTTGCTAGAAGATGCTTTTTATAAAATGCTACATGCCGAAACAGATTTGAGTACAATAGGCATACACAAGGGGTTTTCTTTTGATGAAATGGAACCCCCTTGTGTGAGTCTATTTGCACAAAGAGCTAATACTGAGGACTTCGTAGAGGTTTTAACAGAAACTATTAGCGTCATTATGGTTGTATACACTAGAAGCGATCAGACAAGAGCAGATCACACAGCTTTGGTTAATAAACTGTATGACAAAGTAGCAAGATACGATTTAGCCGCAAACCTGAATGCTCAAGCAATTTCTGGTGTGTGGGTAAATCAGTACACAGTAACGAGCTATGATAGAGATGTTCAGGAAGACCGAATTTTAAGAACTTCGATTACGATAGAGTGTATGTGTTGCCAAACGGGAACTTATACAGAAAATCACAACGCAAAATAAAGGAGATTAGCCATGCTAGGCGACCCAAGACAGGTAGGAACAGAGTTTAAAATTAGTTTTGGAAATCTTTCATATACTGGATATTTACCAGAAGATGGGGTTTCTTTTACTGATAATATGGCAACAGAAGAAAAGCACACGGATGAACGTGGTGCAACTATCACACGTATTTTTTACGATGACGGCCAGAAGTTGGATGTGTCCTTTAAGATAAAGGAAACGGGCGGAACTATAACACCTCCTAAAAAGGGTGCAATTATCTCCATCACTACACCAACGGGATCAGCTGCAGAGAATTTCATTGTAGCTGATGCAGATGTCACATTGAATCGTGGTGTCAGTATGTTGAAACTTTCTTTGGAACGTGAAGACAATATGCAGGGCACATATGATGCGGATACAACCCCCCCCGCTCCTACACTTGTCCTTACAGATAATGCAGCAGGCGTTGTGGGAATTAGTGTTTCGCTCGCATGGCCAACCGGAGCGGCTCATGCCGATTATGTGGATATCTACTTGGCCTCAACCGATTCACAGCCTTCAGAACCATATATGACGGTTGCATCAGCACCCTGTGAGGGGGCAGGTTCCCAGAACATCATTGGTCTAAGAACGTATGCTCCAGCGATCACTGTTTACGGTTGGGCTGTAGCCCGTAATTCTCTAAGTAGTACCGCAACTACGGATAGTGTAACATTGGCATAATGTCAGCATACATAAATAGCGTAGAGAAAAAGATATTCAAAGTGAGGGGGGAGGAATTAGCCCCCCTCACGATCATGCATGCAAAGCTCCTTTATATGTTGAAGTCCCCCTTTGTGCGCCCTACTCTTGTTGTAGATGAGGATCCAGAAGGGGAAAACCCAACAAGCATAAAAATTCAGGCAAACAATTTAGAACCTGAAGATTACTTTGCGTTGTTTAGTGTGTGCAAAGAAAAATATGCATTAAAAGCGGATGATTTTGTGCACATGTCCGAAAATCTTAGTATGTCAGATGTTTTGTTGTTTATGGAAAACTTTGAAAAACATTCCAAAGTGATTAATGCATATTTAGAATATTATTTAGAAATGCCCACTTTAGACCTGCCTGCACAGGACGACAGCAAATCAGAAAAAACCCCTTGGATTTGGAAAATGGCTATTTTAACTGCTCATTTTTTGGGAAAAACCACAGACGAAGTGGATAGTATGCTTTGTTGTGAGGTGTTCAGTATTCTGGCAACTATTTACAGTTACAAACAGGGCGTAGATCATATTTCAGAGTATGATTTAGCTGTAGAAAAGAAGATAAAAAAATGAGTGGATCAGTATACGATATAGCCGTGCGCCTTTCATCTGATGTTACAAAGTTTAATAATGGTTTAGATAATGCACAAAAGAAAACGTTTACTTTACAGAATAGCGTATTAGGATTCGCCAAAGCTCTTGGTGTTGCCTTTTCAGCTTATCAGTTGGTTGTGTTTGCAAAACAAGCGATTCAACTGTCAACAGATTTTGATTTGTCCATGCATAAAGTAAACACCTTTGCTCGTTTAACGAAAGTTGAATTAGGTCAGTTGGAGGACAAGGTTCTTGATTTATCACGCAATTTGGCCATTGATCCGACAGCAATGAACGAGGCGTTGTATTCTATTTACTCAGCGGGGTTCAAAGGGGCGGACGCACTAAACATTTTAGAAAAGAGCACTATGGCGGCAATCGGGGGTTTTGCCGAAGCGGGGGATGTTGGAAAAGCAGTAGTTTCGGTGTTAAATGCCTATGGTCTATCAGCGGGGGAGGCAGGGGATATTACTGATATTCTATTTGCCACAGTGGAAAAAGGTATTAACCCGATGGATCAGCTTGTGAGCAGTATGGGTTCGGCTATAGCTACGGCGGCAAAAGCTGGTGTGCCTTTTGCTACACTTATGTCGGCATTGGCCACGATGACATCGCAGGGTATATCTACCGACGAGGCTTTCACTTCGTTAAATCGATTGATGTTGCGTATGATACAACCAACGGAGGCATTGAAAAAAGCATGGTTGGAAGCGACAGACGAACTACCTATGGCCACCATAGAGGCAAGGGGGTTCGAGGGAGCAATGGTTGTACTACAACAAATAACACAAGGTATGGCACAGGAAACTGTAGAGCTTCAGTTTGGTATCCGTGACCTAAAGGGCGCTTTTGCACTTACTGGTGATGGAGCTGATTTGTTCAAAGAAAAGCTGGGGTATATAGGATCAGAAGCAGAAAGAACTGGTCTGGCTATGGCAGCCCTAGAAGAGGTGGACAAGTCGTATTCTCGTCATATGGAGACTATGCTAACGAGCATAAAAACAGGCCTGATCATGTTAGGGAAACTTCTCAATGCTCCCTTGGTAGCTTTTCAGGAGATTTTTGCAATTGCAGGGAAACTTTCCACTCTAACTTGGGGGGAGGAAGCCCGACTCGAAGAGGCTATGGCCAACCTCAAAGCAATCAAGAAACTGAGAGAAGATGTGGTTATCGAGGCTAAGGAACAAAAGGCAATTGAAGATGGAATAAATGATGCGCTCAGAAAAGCCACTGTAGAACATAAAGAAATTTATGGGAAGTCTGTGGCTATTGCAGAGTTGTCGAAGGCGCGTCTTGCAGTAACAGAAGCCTATTATAGAATTGTGTATAGCTTATCAGACAACCTAGAGGAGCAGAAGACTATCGAAGAGGAAATAGCAAAGCTCGATAAAAATAAGGTGGATTATGCGAAGGACGAGAAGCGTCTCGCAGAGGATTTGGCAACAGTGCGTATAAAGATAAATATGGACAGAGAGGATGCCAAGGAGATTGGTTTCGCTATATTCTGTAATGAGGAAGAGATTCTAAGGATTGCAAAGGAGAGGCTTGGTTTTGCAAAAACAGCTGCAAAATGGGAAGAAGACTTCAGCAACAAAAGGATAGCTGCGGCCGATAGAGAGCGTAGACAGGACAAAAAAAAGGCGCAGAACACAAAAGCCATTCTGGAATTAGAATTTGAACTTGCAAATAATGCAGATAAATTGCTGATGTTGCAATCACGGATAAATCAAGCACAACTGGAACAGGGCGAAATAGTTGGGGAAACGGACGCCGCTTATCTAAAACAATTGAAATACCAAAAAGAAATAAGGGATTTACAAGAGCAGATAACGGCTTTGAACGGAGAATCAGCAGATAGTACGAACAAAATAAAAGACAACATGGAATCTATAGCCTCCAACACCTTAAGTATGGCTATAGATGTTCCAAACCTTTCAAAAACACAATTGGAGCGTTTAAAAGAACTTATAACGGCTGTGAATGGAGTAAAAGGATCAGCAAACATAAATTTGAACTTTCCAAAACTCAACAAGTCCCAAGTAACCGGTTTGATACAGATAATGAACACTATGGGTGCATGGATGGCAGTGGCAGGTGGCAAACCCGCTTCTTTTGATTTAAAAATAGACCTCCCGGCGATAAGTTCATCACGTCTCTCTAAGCTGTTGAATTTCCTTACCAAGTTTTCAGCCCTTAAATTTCAAACGAATAAACTTGATATAGGCATAGCACTTTCTGATATAAGTGTTCAAAAGATTGATGCATACACAAAACTGATACAGGCTTTGCAAAACGGTGCAAATATAAACATTGGCAACCTGCCCGATTTTAAGGGAATCAAATTAGATACGGCAAATCTTGAAAAGGCGATTGGCGATATGCCAGACAGTCTAAGAACAATAGCAGATTTGAAAGGTGTGATATTTGCATGAGTTTAGGAGACGCAAGGGTAATCGGTTGGAGCGGGGGATCTGAAAAGTATTTTGTAGATCTCATTCCCCCTATATTTCACTACGAAGATTTTTCAGCAGATCCCTTTTCTTTGGATGCTTCTGATTTTGCAAATATTTACGGTGTTCCTAAAAGCTATTTGGATAAGAGCGGCTTTGATCCTTCTACGGGTTCTGTTCGTATGTCCAACACCGTAACAGCTCTAGAAAGCCAGTCGTATATTCGCAAGTCAATCGTGAAAGAGACGGTGTTTAACCAGTATACGGGCGGTATTACAAGGGTATACAAGACAACAGCTGTTAGCACAGGGGAAAATGCCCTTGTTACAGATGATTCAATAGATTTTTATTACCGCAAATTTTTAGACTCTCGTGACAATTTAAAAATCTACACCTTTTACAGAACCCTTTATACTTACAGTGAAGTAGAAGAGGAAATCATTATAGACGGGGGAGCGGACGAGTCGTTCTCTTGGACATATTACCTTACAGCCACACGTCTTGTACGCAAGGTGCTAAACAGACAGGTTAAATGCTATTGGGAAGATTTAGAATATTTGTTGGAAAATACATTTAATCCTCTGAATCAAACGGCAAAAACGGTCACTATGTCCTTTGTGGGTAGAGACGGAGCTTTACAAACAGTTGAACATAAAAATATGTTTATAAAAGCTGTCACGTCTAGTCCTGTGGGTTCCTCCCCAATGGCTATTATTTCAGTGGAATACTATTGTTATTTGGATACTTTTTTCAGCGGTACAACAACGGGGGCTCCTTTGCTTACTTTTGTAGGGGATGGTAACACCGGAACCATTCAGTACAATGGTGTGGATGTTGAGTCTATTACTGTGAATAAATTGACTACACCAACGTTTACCACCGCCTTGTTGGGCAACGAAAAACAAGGTGTGGCAAAACCAATTTATGTGAACAGATCTTTGTTTGGGCGGTATAATACATATGCCGACTATGTTAACAAGACCCCTTATATACAGGAAATTACATACCAATCAGCGGCGGGGGATACAACTGCCTACACATGGGAACCTGTCAATTGTTATACCGCCTCTTTCGGGATGGACAACACATACAACGGCACGGTACTCCCTAATGCGACGGACACAGACGGCGATTATACATATGCCTCATCCTATCCAGTGATCTATACACGGTTTCAGAGCAAGGTACAAAAGGCACTTACTTATTCAGGTGTACCCTTCAGTCGCGTGACAATCGGGGGAGACGCAACAGTAGATCAAAAAACGTTTAGTGTTTTTGTGGCTTCACAACGTGTAGCGGAATATGAAGCGGACAATGAGGGACGCATAATTGTGGATGATGAGTACATCACAAACAAAGATGTTATTTTTGCAGGTTTAGAGTCGCAGATGAATAAAGATACAGCGGGGTATGGTATATCTTATTCGATGGTGTTTGATGGAAGAAATCAAGCAGAAGTATATGGTGAATATCTTTTGAATTTTGGAACACCACCAGAACCCCCAACCACTCTAGATGTTGGTGGAACAATCTATAATCGCCCTACAAATTATAAGCAGAGTTGGCTTAATGACTTATCCCCTGTACCCATGATACACACAATTACATATAAACTGGACATTACCGTAACGGGACTATGGTCGGAAGAAATCACAGATGCAGATGCGGATATTACACCAACGGCGGAACTTGTGGGAAGTGATTTATATTTAAAAGCAGGTTCTACTGTGCTAGCTCATTGGACGGTGTAACATGTCTTTTTCTTGGCAAAAAGTTTATAAAAAACTAAGCATTACAGTAGCAAGTACGTTGACGGGGGATAAACCAATCTCAAAGCTATGTGATGCGGATAAAGAAATAAGAAAAAACATTGACGATTTCCACGATGAATATGAAATACTTGAGGCAAAACTAGAAGCACTACGAAAGAAGGTTGCAGAGCTTCTTTCTTCTCCAGGGGGTTCTTGTCATATGCCAAGGGGAGGGGATACAGGACAGATATTAATTAAACAAAGCAATTACGATTTTGAGGCGCGTTGGGGTGATCGAATTTACAACTCTTTGTTTGATGTTTCCTTTTCCCAAGCGGGATATACTGTACGTGCTGGGTATGTTGTTTGGCGTACTTCCACAGAATACAAGTACTGTGGAACACCGCAAACTGATTTTACTTCCACGGGTTATATTTACGTGCTGTTTAATGCACACACAGAAACGGCAGAGCTTTTACACAGCACCACACACCCAACGCTTGGTGATCCCGAAGAAGACATAACCATCATTGCTTATGTGAAGGTGGATACCACACGGGTTGTTTATCATCATTTGGGAGCTGTTAAATATGCGCGTGATTAGAGTCTATGTTTTGCTTTCTTTTATGGCGGGGGTTGTGTTTGCTACAACCAATCCGGAACCCTTTGAACAGGATACACTTGTCCCCCTGTACCACAGGATGGTTGACAGATACAGCTGTATATATGGTGATGAATATACAAATTACTTTACACTTCCTAATCCTGAAGAGGTCTACTTTGAAAAACGGGATTGGCTAGAAGCATGTAAAGCTGCAATTGTATCTTTGCTTTACACCGAGGACTGGATAAGCCAAACAAATTTCAACCGTTCAGCGTATACAAATGAGTTTCCCGTGTTTACCCCTATCACGGTTTTAACGGAAGCTGGAATCAACAACGGGTACAGCCTTACTAACACCGCCTATTTTGGATGGAAAGACACTGTAGACGAAACAATTGCAGTTGTGGATGTGCTTACGTGTATGAGGGGGGTTTTTGTAGTAGAAAACTCTACAGCCTCTTTTACCGCACACACGGGAAGTTCAGAATACTATGAAACATATTCTGGATCGGCAGAATTCTGGACAAGTGACAACAGCATTTGGAATCCTTACTGTTCAAATAGCGTTATAGCTTTGAACGGCACAACCGGAAGTAGACCACCAACCTATGATATATCCCTAATTGATCCCACATGGACAAGTACAGTAGTGTCCTCCAACTATTCTTTTTACTCTTTTGTCTATAGGGCAAACAGAGCGGGCTACGGGGACTATTGGCATTTTGATAGGCGAAACAGCATTAACGATACGATCATCATGGGGTTTACTTATCTTAGGTATATCGAGGAGTTCATTTACACTGAGGAATTTGACGAAGGGCAACATGATATGGACAACGCGGCGTCCTTTCCAGAAATTAAGTATAGAGACAAATGTAATTCCACAAATTTTAATTTTAGAACAAAAATCTTTGCTAAAAATTCAAATCAAGAGAGTGCGATCACAAATCGGGTACAGAAGGGATCAACTACTTGTGAACCACAGTCTACAATTGCATATTGTTATACAAAGGATGTATACGAAACAATACCGACGAAGGTTTATGCAAGTATTACCACAAATTGTTTTATTTTAGACAGATCGTATACTTCAGAAACCACCATAGACAAGAACACATATGATGACTCCTCAATTGGGGGTAGGGTGTGGTCTATAGGCTACAACGTCTATCCGGTGGATACAACAGGGGACACGATAGATACGGGAGCTTGTGGGGAGTTTACAAGGAGAGTAGACCAAAGCGGAACTATTCTAACTCAAGCCGCAGGTGTAAAGCACAGGAATTTGGATGTTGACTTGACAATGCACGGCTACACACAGTATAATTTCCAACAATACTAAAGGAGATGAAATGAAAAAGATTATTATTTTTACACAGTTACTACTTGCAACCCTTTGTTTTGGGGCAACCACACGGCAATTTGACGTTCCCGTTTATTTTACCGACAATGTTTATTTCAACGGCGATCTTTTTTCTGATTTGATTCCTCCCGGAAATGCACTTTCTGTACAAAGTGGAACCATTTTCCCAAATCAAAGTTATGCTTTTCCTCAAGATGTAATTGTTCTAGGGGATGTAGATGTCAGTGGGCTTACTACATTTACAGATCAGGTTACGCTTGGGGACACCACGATCAACGGTGCCTTGACTGTGAGCAATGCTGTAACGATCACAGGAACTTTGAATGGTAGTTCTACTACGACTATCGGCCTTTTGACTGCATCCAACACCACGATCAACGGGAATTTAGATATGACTGATGGAGCGGTTTCAAACGTTAACACATTGACTGTTACAGATCAGGTTACGCTTGGGGACACCACGATCAACGGGAATTTAGATATGACTGATGG